CAACACCTCGGTCTTTTTTCTCTATCCGTCTCAGATTTTGCATATAGGAACGCCATACAATGCCGAAGCCTGGCCACCGAGTAAAAAACGCGCGGAAGACCCCGAAGCGCAAGCCCGCCGCCGGGGCTGCAGCTCGCCGGGCAGCCCTGCCACCGGTCGCCAAGCTGGCCGCCGACATGGGCGCGCTTGAATACAAGCGGCTCAAGCTCGGCGAGCTCCGCGCCGATGTCGAGACCGCCCGAGCCAAGGGCAGGGTCACCGCGCTCTGCCAGCTGCAGCGGCTCGAGGTGCAGATTCACGACGAGATAGAGACCGCCCTTCTCACCCAGGGCGAGGACACCGCCAAGCTGAGCAGTGAAGAGCTTATGGGCTTCATTCTGCAGACCCTGCTCGAGCTGCCTCAGGGAGTGCAGGACCAGGTGGCCGCCACCCTGGCCGCGGTCCGTGATGGCTCGATCGTCAAGCTCGGCCAGGCCACCACCGCTAAGCGGGCCAGGAGTGCGAAGCTATGAATCTGGCCCACCTCGCTGGAGCTGTGCAAGCAGCCAAGGAGCGCGCCGATATTAGGCCGCTGGACTTCGTACGGTGGACGCCTCCACAGAGGAGGTGGTTAAGCGATCCCGCGGCAGTCAAGCTGATGCGGGGTGGTTGACCATTTTTCAACCAAGTCGGAAAAACATACGCACAGTGCGCCGAGGTCATCTGGCGGTGCATGGGGACACACCCGTTCATCGAGACCCATGAGCCGCCGATCGAGGCCTGGCTAATCACCCACAGCTGGGAGCAGAGCATTGCTGTACAGTCCAAGCTCTGGGAGCTGCTGCCCAAGGATGCCCTCACACCTGATACCGAGTACAACGCAGGCAAGGGCTTTCGCGGAAAAACGCCGATTGTCAGGTTCATTTGTGGCAGTATCATCCGCATAAAAACAACGAATCAAGGCACGCTAGGCCTGGCCTCTGCGACGGTCCACTATGTGGGCATCGATGAGCCCTGTCCTCCAGCTGTCTTCTCGGAGCTATCCGCTAGAGTCCTACGGACCTCGGGGACTATTGGCATCACCCTCACCCCAGTGGGACGGCGGGATTTCTCCTGGCTTCGTGACCTGGTCGAGGATGGCACGATCACCGATCACCCGGCGCCGCTCACAGTGGAAAACTGTACACCCGAGGGAGGGCGGGCCCTGGTGAGCCAGCAGCAGATCGACGATATCAGCGGCCGCTATCTGGCTATTGACCGCGATGCCCGCCTCCTGGGCGCCTGGGAGTGTATCAATCCCGAGCGCTGCTTTGACAAGTTCGATGAGTCCCACATCTCAGCGGACCCACCACCGGGCGGCCGCAAGATAGAGATCTGTGTGGGCATGGACCACGGTGCAGACGCAGGGTCGCAGGTGGCTGTCTTGACTGCGATCGATCGCTATGGTGAGCACCCCGCGATCTGGGTGCTCGACGAGTACACCTCGGGCAGTGTCCCGCCTGCCGTTCATGCCGAGGGCATCCTAACTATGCTCCGTCGAAACGGCTTGACCTGGAAGGCTGTAGACCTCTGGGTAGGGGACCGGGGATATGGTGGCAAGCGCTGGGGAGGCGCGATGTCAAACTCGCGTTTAAGTAGGGCTTTCGAATCTGCAATGCAGATCGGCGGTGGCATGCTGCCCTTTAATATACGGACTGCATGGAAGCCCCGCGGCTCAGTGTATCAGGGGGTCTCGGTGATTCACGAGGCGATGGTCCGCGATAACTTCAGAGTCCACCCGCGCTGTGTCCAGCTAATCCGGTCATTAAAGCACCATCAGATGAAAGACGATCACACAAAACACTCGATCGACGCGACCAGGTACAGTCTCGAGCTCATCACCAAGGGGCAGCTCTATCAGCCCCAAAACCTCAAGATGTATTAGAACACTGATAACCAGGAGCCCCCATGGCGCTATCTCTGCTTGCTTCGACATACCCCACCCGCCCGGCAGCTCCGACCGCTGAGGACTCGTCCCGGTGGGACCATACGAGCTTGCGTCTTCGGATGCTGGCCGGCCGGTGGTCTGAGGACCTCGAGCGAGCTGTGGCCATGCACATCGATCCGAGTAGGCAGGAAGCTTGGGGCGTTCCTGACTTGAGCTCTAACGTCTTCCGATCGGTCACCAAGCAGCTGAGCTGTCTCTATGACCGGCCGCCGGTCCTCGACCATCCCGACGGGGCGGAGCTTGCGGCCCCGCTGGTCGATGCGGTGGGCGCGGCTGGGCTCTGGCCGCTGATGACCCGGATGGGTACGTGGGTCATCGGCTGCAGAGAATACGGAATGCGGGTCCATGCTACCGAGTCGGGCGAGCTGCTATACCGCCCGGTAAGCCCTGACCGCTTGATCCTCGGCGCTACATCTGAGCGCCCCGATGTGCCGGTCTACGTCAAGGAGCTCCGCCTACGGAAGCGGCCGAGCACGGGGGCCATGGAATGGACGTGGAATGTGCTGGACATCTCACAGCCTGCGTACCCCTACGAGCGGGTGCTGCTGGCCGATGCCCGAGGGGAAGAGGGCGAGGATGTGACCTTCGCCTACCTGGGCGGCATGAACGAGGGCGAGGGCTACAGCTACCGCGACTCTACAGGGGCACCCGTGCTGCCCTTTGTGCTCTATCATGCCGAGGCCCATGCGGGTCTATGGGACGCCTACAACGGCGCCGAAGTGGTCAGCGGGAGTTTGACGGCGGCCGTTCTTTTCAGTTTTTTCGTGCACGTTGCACGCGACGCAAGCTGGCCGCAACGCTACGCGGTCGGAGTGACGGTAGCAGGCCTGGGCGTCGAGGGCTCAGGCAAGGCCCGCCGCCGCGGGGTCTCGACCGACCCAGCCTCTATTCTAATGTTCCAACCGGCCGGGGATCTCCAGCCTCAACTTGGCCAGTTCACCGCCGGCGCCGATACCGCCGGGCTCCTCGAGTCGGTGAGTTCCTTCGAGCATCGGGTGGCTGAGGCGGCCGGAGTGAGCCCCGCCGACATCCAGCGTCGCGGCGGTACTGCTCAGAGCGGCTACGCCATAGCCATCAGCAGATCCGGGCAGCGGGAGGCACAGCGCAAGTATGAACCTCAGTTCAGGGCGGGCGATGTGGAGCTCCTGCGGATCTCGGCCATCCTGCTGAATCGGGCCACGGGCTCGAGCCTGCCAGAGACTGGCTACACTATCCGCTACCAGTCGATCCCGATGTCGGACGCCGAGCGGGACTCTGCTCGCAAGGACCTACTCGAGAAGATCGAAGCCGGGCTGATGAGCAAGGTCGATGCCTACCTCGAGCTCCACCCAGGCATCACCCGCAAGCGCGCGCTCGAGGAGCTGCAGCGGATCAAGCTCGAGGAGTCGGCAACGATACCCGTAGCGGCCGCCCTCGGTGGCGGTGGTGCTGGCCCAGCTGCAGGCGGTGCCATCATTGGCGACGCCCCGACCATCGATGAAGAGGGCAACATTGACCCGGGCTCGGGCGAGACGGTGGTGCTTAACGGCGCCCAGGTCACAGCGGCCCAGGGCATTGTTACCGCGGTCGCTCTTGGCGATCTGCCCCGGGACTCTGGGATCTCGATGCTGGTCGAGTTCTTCGGTATCCCGTTTGAGGCTGCCAACCGTATCATGGGCACAGTGGGCTTGGGCTTTGTTGCCGCTTCTACCATGCCCGCCCCCGCTTCTAAGTGACCACCAAGGAGGACACAAACCATGCCCGTTGACTGCCCACACTGCGCCAAGCCCGTCGAGGGCTGGATACCCGAGGACCGACTTAAGAAGGCCACCGCCGATAAGCGGGAAGCCCTGGCCTCGGCTGCTGCTGCAGCCACCCAGCTCGAGGAGCTCACCGGCCAGGCGGCCGGCGCTGCTGACCTGCAGGCCGCGCTTGAGACGGCGCAAGCAGAGCTCGCCCAGGTGACCGCCTCGCACACATCGCAGATCTCTGTGATGGGGCACGGCATCACAGACCCGGATGATGTGGCCGATCTGCTGGCTATCTTCGGCAGGCGGGCTCCCGAGGGCGTGACAGTCGGTGACTGGCTGGCCGATACCGCGAACCTCCCGCGGGCAGTGTCCGCCCTGATGAGCACCCCGGCGGCACCTGCTACAGCTGCAGCCCCAGCTCCAGCCGCCGAGGCAGCCCCGGCACCCGTGGCACCTGTGGCGAACGGTACCCCGCTCCCGGCGGCCAATACCGGCGCGGTCCCTACCCCGCCTGCTCAGGCCCTGCCGAGCGCGGCAGACCTCGCGAATATGACGACCGAGCAGTATCGGGCGAATCGAGACCGCATCCTCGCGGGCTTGACGAAGACCCCCCCACCTGCTTAGTATTAGAGCAACCCGCCGCAGGTCGCCCCTGTAAAAGCGTGAACGGCACCACAACCCGACACCTTACAGGGGGCCTACGTGCCTATTCTTCATGCCAATCTGGAAACAGATCTACGTCTCGCCAATGTCCTGAGCCAGGAGATCGCGCTGCTGCTTGCAGACCGCACCTCCATTCGGACGACAGGTGCGATCACCTATTTTGGCTCAGTGAACGGGGCGGGTTCTGATACCGTCAATGTGCGCCTTGCTGGGCTCGATGGCTTTGAGGCGATGAGCGCCACCGCCGCCGAAGATACCGACGTGGCCGAGACCGCGCTGACCGATGCCAGCGCATCGATCGCAGTGGCCCGCTACAGCCTCCGCCGTGACCTGGGCGATCTCGCCGAGCTCTCCGGTTTCGGTGGCAGCGACATCACGGTGCAGCGCCTCGCAGCGTCTGCAGTCGGTGAGGCTGACAAGGCATTCATGGGCATTGTCGCAACCGCGGTCGCTGGCTTCGGTACTGATGTCGGATCCTCTGGCGTCGATATGAGCGTTGACGATTTCTTCTCGGGTATCAGTACCCTCGAGCTCGCCAGCAACTCGGGCCCCTACTATGCACTGTTGCACCCCCAGCAGCTGAGCGACCTGCAGACCAGCGTTAGAGCTGAGGCAGGCGCTTTGCAATTCCTTGTGGCGGGTGCTGATGACCCGATCCTCAAGGTCAAGGGCCCCGGCTACGCTGGCTCCTTCCTGGGCGTGGACATCTACACCTCGAGCGAGATCACGAGCGCGGGCGGTAACAAGCACGGCGCGATGTGGGCACAAGGCGCGCTCGGCTGGGCCGATGCAATCCCGATGATCGGCTACGGGCAGACTGTCCGGCCGGCTGGCTCCTCGGTGGTTGTGGAAGTCCAAAGGGACGCGAGCAAAGCACTAACCGAAGTGATTTCGCATAGTTACATGGGTTGCAGCATCGTTCAAGACGGTATGGGCGTCGGTATCGTCACCGACAACTAAGATTCCGGGAGCGCCTCAAGGTGGCGGTTTCTTCCGTCTTCCTTGGGGTGCTACCACCCTGGGGCGCTCCTCTTCTCCCCTCTCACCATTAGCCCCAAGGAAGGCAACCAATGGCACACGACTTTAGCAACGCAGGTACAGTAGTCTCAGGCCCGGAGGCCAGCACCCGACCAGGGGCGGCCAAGCTGCCAGAGCTGCCCCGTCACGACTTCCACCTGATGCACAACCCCGAGAGCTGGGAGGTCTGCCAGCGAGAGGATGGGGAGTGGGAGTGGCTGCCCCGTCTCAAGTGTCTCTACCTGGTCCCCGGCATTAACGGTGTCCGACAGGTCAAGGGAGGCATCGACGATAGCCCCGCGCGCCTGGCATTCAAGGATCGAGGCTGGACCATCATCGACCGGGACCTCGGCTATGTCACGAAGTACCCCTGCGCTCGCGGCAAGTCCTCCTATCTGACCTGGGACCGCCCCCACGTCATGGGCCGAAAGATCATTGTCCGGCATGACGCCGTTGGCTATGCGACCTGGAGGCGTGGCCTGGTCGAGGATGGCACCATCCCGACGCCAGAGCCCGAGGCCCTGGAGGCTATCCTACACCAGCTCGATCGACGCATCGAGCGGGCAGGCAAGTCCGTGCACATCCCAGGGGTCAAGGCCCGGGTCGATGCCGATACCGTCAAGCTGGACGGGGCCAAGAAGGCAGCCAAGAAGGCCACCACCAAGAAGCGCAAGAAGGCGACCAGTGGCAAGTGAAGCCGAGACCCGGGCAGCCATTGACCGCACCGCGCGGCGAATGGTGGACCATGCTCAGAAGACGGGCCGCACCATTACAGCCGCTGA